TTATAATTTGTGCAGATATTCCAGTGGAGGAGCTTACGGTGGAAGTAGATAAAAAATACAATAAGTATCATTTGTGAAAGCGAGGTGAAAAAACCATGAAAGAAAAATTAAGATTACAATCACTTTAACCGATGATAACATTGTTTTGTATGGTGAGAATACGCAAGACCTGACCGAAGATGACATTATCGACATCAACAAGATGCTAGGCGGTCTCGCTAAGACTTCAAGTATTTTACAGGAAGGAGACTCCACAGATGGAAATGCGTAAATTTATTATCGAGATACACCCGGATGGCACGTTGACGTGCTGCGAGTATGAGGACCCAAAAGAATCCATCCGGGCCGCAACTGAACGTGCGTGGCTGGCCGGTTATCGGCAAGCACTCAAGCATTGCGACGAGCAGGTTAACACGCTTAAGGGTTACAAAGGCACTTGCCAATCATCCGATCTCATGTACCAGGGGGCCGAATCCGTTCGCTATGTGGTGTCATCGGCCTATCGTAAATACCTTAACACAAAAAAATAAGTCGAAACGGCCTTCAGGCCGTCTACCGGGATTGCCCACTCGGTACTGATGAGACAGGGCACATACTGAAAGGAGTTATGTATTATGTTCGAAGCAATGATGAAGTCCGAAAACAATGGTGCTATGCTGATGTCCGACGTGATGAACACCGGTGTTGGTTATACCGACATGAATCTTTCTGACCGCTCTGGCGCGGTTGCATTCTACAATGCCACGAGCAACCCCGTCAACAAGTTGAAGGAGCATGTCAACGAGGTTCTGTCGCTGGTTCATGTTTCCGTGGAGTGCGTGGAGGTCAGCAAGGACGATGTCCCCGAGGGCAAAACGATTGCCCCGCGTGTCGTCCTCATTACCGAGGACGGGCAATCGTATGCCTGCGTGTCCGTCGGCGTGTATCAGTCTTTGAAGCGTATGTTCACGCTGCTTGGCACCCCCTGACACGTGGACGGAGCCGGTGAAGATCAAACCGGTGCTTATTAGCACCAAAAAAGGTCAGGTTTTGTCTTTGAATCTGGTTTAACCTGTGGCCGCCGCACATGCGGCGGCCTTATTTTGTTATAGGAGGCCACATGAAAAGTAAAGATAACAGAGTATCCTTGCTGAATTGCGATGACTCCCTGATATATCTTGCAACTGCCATTGTATACAGTGGAGTCACAAATAAAGATGTTAAATTTTTCCGTTCTGAGTGGGCCGAAATCATTTTTAACGGTCTTGGCATCGAAGCAGACCCCCTCGACTGGTATTATATGATCCTAGATAGGAAGGAGAGACAGAAGCATGGCAGCAGGCGCAGCTAAAGCACGTGCGACCCTTAAATACAGTCCAGAGCTATATACCCCGTATGCTTTGGAATCGTGGCCAGATAGTCAGATGCGCAAAGAATACACTCGATTACGTGACATTGCGCAGAAACGTATTAAGCGACTATCAAGAGACCCCATCAGCGGCACAAGCGACGTTTATAAAGAATTTACCGGAGGTTTTCCGACATTAAAATCAATGCGTGGAGACCGAAAAGCATTGGAGCAGGCCCTTGCAGATGTAGTGCGGTTTGTTCGTTCCAAGGGTTCCACCGTGGGCGGTGCTCGCGACGAATTTACGCAAAAAATGAAAGTTGGCGGAATTGACATTGCCGACGTGCCCGAAGATCAATACACTGCTCTGTCGGAGTGGTGGGAGATCGTGAAGGCGTCGGGCGTGTACTACTATCCGTCAGATCAGCCTGTCATGTACTGGCGCGAGAAAGGCGGCTACAACGTCAGTATTGACGATTTTGTAAAGTGGCAGCAAGGTGAGGTCAACTATGGCAAAGAGTGGGATTACAGCGACGGCAGTAGTTCCGCCGACCTGCGCGGAGGTTTTGGCGGAGGCTTGTAATTACAATCCGGTTCCCTGGCTCATGGAGCATTTGGACAGGAAGCACACCAAAGGCAAAAAAGCGCAAAACGAACAAGAAGCGTTGTATGTAGATATGCCGTGTGCGTTTGATATTGAAACTAGCCGAGTATGTATTGACGCTGACGACAATCCCCACACCATTATGTATATTTGGCAATGTCAGCTTGGTTTGGATATTACCATTATCGGCAGGACGTGGGACGAATGGCTAAACTTTACGGGGGACNTCAGCGATTACTTGCAAGCTAACAGTGGCCCTCAAGGTGACTGGTATTTGTGCATGTACGTTCACAATCTTGCCCATGAATTCCAATATCTGTCGGGTGTTCTGGATTTCGGGCCGGGCGATGTATTCGCCAGCAAGCCACGCAGGGTTTTAAAATGTGACAATCGCGCTATTGAATACCGGTGCAGTATGAGACACAGCAACTTGTCCCTTGATGCTTGGGGCAAGCAGTTGGGCGCACCTCATGCCAAATTAACAGGGGCCCTTGACTATTCAAAAGTGCGGTATCCTTGGACTCCCTTAACATCTACAGAATTAGCGTATTGTGTCAATGATGTCCGGTGTATTGTAGAGTGCTTGTTAATTGAGATGAAGCGAGACGGCGACGACCTGTATACGTTACCATTAACTCGTACCGGCTATGTCAGACGGATGGCCCGTGAAGCTATGTACAAATGGGGCATTAAACGGGTTAAGCGTTTATTGCCGTCGTGGGAATTGTATCAAATGCTCCGCGAGGCATTCCGAGGCGGTGACACGCACGCCAACCGCTATTATGTGGGTCTGCACCTAGAAAACGTCGGATCCGTGGATATGTCGAGCGCATACCCCGCAGTGCAATGCGAATGTTATTTCCCAATGACTCCATTTAGGCAGGAATCGGCCACCGTTGAGCGGCTAATGCAATGTATGAGACACGGCAAGGCGTGTCTCATGCGCTTGCAGTAAAAGGCTTACGTCAGCGGTTCAAGTGGTGGGGGTTCCCCTATATACCGCTTGCTAAAGTTCGGCGCTGTGAAGGATACATTAACGATAATGGTCGACTGTTGTCTGCTGAACATTTTGAGATCACCATAACCGATATAGATTTTAGAATCATTGCAAAAGAATATGACTGGGACGCCCTTAACGTTTTGGACCTGTACACGTCCGATTATGGCAAATTGCCTAAACCGTTGACAGATTGCGTCAAAGAATCCTACACTGGCAAAACAGCCCTTAAAGGTGTAGCCGGTCAAGATTTGTATTATGTTAAGGCCAAGGGTGATCTAAATAGCTATTATGGTATGACCGCACAAGACCCCCTGCAGCTGGACACACTTTTTGACGAGGACGACCCCGACAATCTCTGGAGCGAATGTACCGACGACCCCGAGGGCAGTTATAACGATCACCGCCCACACTTGTTCCTACCGTACCAATGGGGCGTGTGGACGACCGCCCATACTCGCAAGCGCCTAAAAATAGCGCAATGGGCCGCGGGCAAGAATGGCGTGTACTGCGATACAGACAGTGTCAAATATATGGGCAATATTGATTTGTCGGACTTTAACAAAGCAGTAAAACAACTTGCAAAAGATAACGGCGCTTGCGCTACAGACCCTAAAGGCAATACTCATTACATGGGCGTCTATGAGCAGGAGCGTAGCTATGCAGAGTTTATGACATGGGGCGCTAAAAAAATACGCGACTACCTATAAAAAAAGGGGGGCCGATCACTACTACCATAGCAGGAGTCAGCAAGCGGAAGGGCGGTTTGGAGCTGGCCCTGTGGGGCGGTTTTGAAGTGTTTAAGCCCGGGTTTACTTTTTGTCTAGCTGCAGGAAATCAGGTTATTTATAATGATCGCCCCAGTGTGCCCGATTTTGTGGTAGACGGGCATACGGTCCACATAACAAGAAACCTGTGTATTTGTGATAATACCTACACTTTGGGAATAACCGACGAATACGCAAAGATATTAGGGTACAAGATTATGGAGGTTATCTGATGATTAAACTGTACACCGATGAAGGATGGCCGAATTTTTCCGAAAAAGACGGCATCTTGTCCACCGGAGCACCCATCATTTTTATATGGGGCGGGCGTGGTACCGGCAAGACCTATGGGGCATTGAAGCACGTACACCAGACCGGAAAGGAATTTTTGTATCTGCGCCGCACGCCGCAGCAAGCGGAACTTATTTGCGCATCGCCCAGTATGTGGCCGTGGTCTCCATTGAACGACGATTTGCAAACACATTACGCCCCGTTTAAAATACCTAAAATCGCCGGTCTCTATGAAGTGGGTAACGCGGGGGCCTACACTGATACAGGTTCTCCCATAAAACCGGCGCAGATGGCGGGCGTCGTGGGGAGCGTCGTAACTCTGGCCCGCACCCGTGGTTTTTCAAGTCCCCATACCAATATAATTATCTTGGATGAATACCAGAAAGAAGAGTCAGACTATTACAGGCGCGGTGAGGGCGTGGGCCTTGCTAATATTTATGAGACAGTCAACCGTAACCGAGAATTAAAAGGGCAAAAGCCCTTGACGCTGCTGTGTATGTCCAACGCTGTGGGCATGGCAAACCCCTATTATATGCAATGGGAAATTACAGACACAGTCGAAAAGATGATCGGGAAGAAAGAGCGCGTTAAGCTGCTGGCCGATAAGGGCGTCTTGCTGGTTGATCTTGTCGACAGTCCTATCGCAAAGGAAAAAGCAAATACGGCCCTCTATAGGTCCATGACCGGCACAGACTTTTATAGATCAGCTATCGAGAACCAGTACAGTGCCGAAGAAAAGAGTTTGGTTGTGTCCCGGCCCCTGCGAGAATATTATCCGCTTGTACAAATTGGCCGGTGCTGCATCTACGAGCATAAGAGCAAGCCGTTATACTATGTTTGCCGTCACAGGGCGGGCGAGATGCCCACTTACGGCACCGGCGACTATGAACGGAAACGGTTCAGGGCCGCGTATGGGTACATTTGGCCCGCATACTTGCAGCGGCAACTTGAATTTGAGCGGTACTCGGATGAAATATTCTTCCGTGAATATTGCGGTACTTGACTTTTTTACACAACTGATATATATTAAAGATAATCCTCGGTGCCCACAGGCAGCCCCCAGAAGGGGCGGGCAAGCGTCAGCCAGCGCAAGAACCGAGGATTTACTTGTATATGTAAGGAGGTGCACAAATGGATGCTAATACTGTGATTCAGGCTATTTCTACCGTTGGTTTTCCTATCGCTGCCTTTCTGTTGATGTGGTATCAGTGTAACACTGTGGTTAAGGAGAATACCGCGGCTATTACCG